AAAGGTTTACCTCTGTTTTCTTGCCAATGATCATTGACCTTGGTCATAAATTCTTCACTAAATTTTGTCATTATTCCATCTCCCTTCTGTAGAATATGTGATCGTTAATACGAACTGTTTGTGTAAATCTCTCACTCCATGCGGGTTTCACATAATGTGCATGATAGTGGGTTGATCCTTCGGTCAAATCCACAATATTAAGGGGACCTTCCAATATTGCCCATGCAATTTCTTCTGCCCAAAGGTATGCATCGGGATCATTTATAGTTTCGGGCTGACCATCACACCAGAAACTAAACTGACACATATTCGGAATCGGGGTTTCGGGACTCCAAGAATAATAATACCCTTCTTTGACAACATCACAGACATTATCTGGATACCTGGGATCATAAACCCTGGTCATAATAACTTGACCAACGGCTATCTGCCCAAGTGTCGGCTCACCTCTGGCTTCAAAATAAATTGCAGTTGCTAAACAAGCTAGTGTAGAAATCATTTGACTAAACCTTTCTTTTTTAATATTGATTAATTACCTCGTTGATTAATATTGATCTCTCAAGGTGTTTGTTATTTCCTTTCTTAACACCTTGAGAGATTTCTTATTTTACCCTCACACACTTAGGTGATCGGATTGAACTTGAATTTGATAGACTATTAAATCCAAGCTTTTGAATATGGCTTTTGCATTGATCTAAAGATGTATATTCAAAAGGAAAAAATCTTTGTTCACATTGCAAAAGACATATTATGACTGCTAATTTATAAATCACAGTTCTGCATCAAAGCTACAATGACCATGTTTCTCGACACAATCGAGTATCTCTTGACCAAGTTTTAGCCTTGCATACCATTCAAGTATTCTTCTGACATCCTTCTCAGTAGCAACCCCTAGAATAGGCATAAGCATCTCATTGTTGTAGCTATCCACTTCACCAAAAAAGTCGTCTAACTTTTTCTTATAATCTTTAAGATACCTCTCACAATCTGATATTCCCATTTTAAGATTATCTTTATCATCCTCTTGGAAATAGTAGTTTAAATGTGTCGAGTGACCTTGAACACCAAAGAATTCTGCATCAGTTGAAGATTGAACTCCAAACCAAAACTTGCCACTAATATCACCCTCATAATATCTTCCCATTATTTTTCTCCTTTAATATTGATTAATATTTTTCTTCGGAGATCATTTAATTCTCCGAGATTTCTTTCACATATATGAGTATCGCTATGCTGATCAAAAGCATAGTTGTCTTTGATACGTTCCTCGGTTGCATATATGTGTTGTTCTACGGCATCAAAAATGTGCCGTAATTCCTGGATTAAAAAATTCATTATATTTTCCCTTCTAAATATTTTAAACAATGTGCGATAGTATCGATCACCCAACCATTGCCCAACATCTTATATCGTTGAGTATTGCTGATTTTGATTTCTTTACCATCTTCGTCAATGCCATATAAAGTTGCATCATCTTCAACTGTCATCAGCCTTTCACATTCTTTTGGCGATAACCTCCTCCAATGCTGTTGTTTAACTATGACATTATCTTTTTGAACTGTGGTTAATGTGTTCGTTTTCCCATCTTCTCGAACCTCTAACCTTTGTGTTGTTAGACCTTTGGTTTTCATCTTATGGTCTTGACGTTTTCCATCTATCAAATAACGTCCACGAAATGCCCCACATAAAACCTTTGGCTCTCGATTACCCCCACCCATAGAGTTTAGAGTAGGTGATTTTCCATTAGGTGAATAAACCCTTTTTAGAATATCATGTCCATTGATACCCTCGGCATGACCAACCTCGATACATCTTTCAGCTTCGATATAAGATCCATCAGTAGGAATTTTATGATATCCACTTATTAAAGTTCCTATCTTCTCACTATCTTTTGTATAGAAATATCCTTTACCTCTTTTGGTATTTAGAACTCTATTCTTATGAGCATCAGATAAATCTAAACCCTCAACATTATCCTCTAAAATATCACCGAGCATTATGCCTTTGTCTATCTGTGGCATAATTCCCCAACTCGCCCAATACAATCGTTTTCGATTTTGTGCCGAGTCTAATGCTGAATTAAGTTCAATTGGATGTACACCCAATTGATCTGTAATTACATCCCTATATTCCTTTTTCATTTTTACGTTTTCTAAAAAGAAATGTATCTTTGGATTTATCTCTCGAAGTTCTTTTAATATTCTTACAAACTCAAAAAATAACTTTGATCTTGGATCATCAAAAGCCAAAGCATTGCCATTGGCAAAACTAAACCCTTGGCAAGGTGAACCACCCAAAATTATATCTACATGACCTAAATCTGCACCTTTGATTTTGGTAACATCCCCAAGCTGAATAACTTGAGGATGTAATCTCCTATCTACTGCTGACGCATATTTATCAATTTCAGCATGATAGACTTTTGTTATTGGTGGAAGATTAGTCCTCTCCCAAGCCATGATATCTGAACCAACTCCACTAAATAGATTAAGTATTATCATCAATTACAACCCTTTCTAATTGTTCCCCATTTTTAAAAATATTAATGCTTAAATCACCATTATTGTACTCAGCATTTTTTTCTAATCTGATTTCATATCCCATAAAATCAAACCATAAAACTTTGTTATCATATAAAAGTTCAATGTTAAGAAAATCAAAAATCTCTCTTACATATTTAAAATCTTTTTCAAAGTTTACTTTCATTTATTCTCTCCAATTTCCTTAATTCTATTTTCTATGGCTTTAAGATCAAACTCATTAGGATATTTAATCCCCAACATATCAGCGATCTTCTGCAACCATTCAGATAATTCATCACTTTCATATTCAAAAGTTAATTTACTATTTTCATTACTAGGAAATTTATCAAAATGTTCTGCATCATCTTCATAAGTATTTGCTAAACTTATCCTAAACAAAAAGGCATCTCCATTCGCACCAACTTTAATCTGATGTCTAAAACCCTTTTCAATATGAAGGTACTCATCTAGTTTTTCTTCGAGAGTTTCCTTTCTATTTTCTTTAGCAATGTATGCTGAAATTAATCCATTGGTTATGAGTATATCATCCCCATTTCTTTCTTCGTAATAAAGATAGTCTTGGTTTAAATCATAAATATGATTATATAAATCCAACCATTCTTGATCTCTGACACAAAGATTTTTTATTGAATTTCGTTTAAAAATCTTTTCTAAAGCAATACGATTTTTCATATAACGTCCACCTAATTTGCTCATTTTATCCTCTCCACTTGGTTATTTTAAAACGTAAATGTTCCAACTGTTCTTCTTCCCAGAGATCACCCTCTTCCCTCGGCTTTCTTTCATATAGCTGATGAAGTCGGCTCTCGATTAAATCATCAAGAAGAGAATACTCATCTTCTGTAAGATGCTTACTAAATAAAATCTCTTTTAAGATTTCTTTATTAACTCCATTAATCATAGCTTACCCCATTATCATTTGAAATTTTGAATTGTTTGTTCCAAGGATCAAGAACAACAAAGTTAATAAATTTTAGTAACTTCCATACCATCATGTCATATGGAAGTTGTCTTGTTTTACAGAAATTAAATTCTACATTATCATCCTTGTACAATGGCTCTCGGATATTTTTGTATAAGGTAAAATCCTCGCAAGATAGTTTTGCATTTTTGCCATTGAACTGAATGATATTATCATCAAGAATAGAGATTTTTATTTCTTTATCTAAATCATCCAATGTAAAAGAGTTATGACGAAATAATAAATAAGTTTTTATTTCATACCATTCTTTATCTGTGAATGCCCTAGTCTGATACCAATAGTTTGTATATCCCATTATGCTACCCTCTCTAAAAATTCATCATAAAGTTTAAAAGCATCTTCAAAAGGCATCTCATTTAAAATGACTTTGACACCTTTGTTTTTAATTTTGAAATGATTGAAATGAACACCACTTAATTTTTTTACTTTGTATCGGCATTCCATTAACTCGCCATCTTGAAAAAAGATGACACATTTATTTAAATCCCTTTTCAAATCTTTTCTTCTTATAAATTTTGTAACTTGATTATGACACCACATTTCAAAGTCTGTGTCGTATTCTTTTGGATCATCTCCATCAGATGACATTTTCCATTTAGGTAGATTTTTCTTACACCATTCATCCACCTCTCGAATTGTGGTATGTGGAAAATTGCTCTCTGTATATTGACGATCTGCTCCACCATGACCATCATTGCTAACATAAATTGCTTTCTTCCCATCAATGTAAACATATCCCTCGTAGCAATATGTTTCATGTGATGCGAATACTGAATGCTTTATGGATTTCATTTCTAGTTTCATTTACTTTCTCCCAATTCTTGTTCTGCTTTTACTAATTTTTGACGAACTGAATATTGTGCATCTTGCATCCATCTTGGATAATAATGAAATTGTTCTTCATCACTATCAAAATTTTCTATATTGCCATCCATATCAATAAAGGCTCGTTGTATGGTTTTAATTTGATTTAAAGTTAATGAAACTTTTACTATTTTATTACTCATAATTTATCCTTTCTATAAATCTATGATTTCATAAGTTTTACTTTTGATTGATAACATCCTATAGCTGATTGCTAGATGCCTTGTTTTGCCTTTTCCAATTACTCGACTTGATGGAATACGATTAGACATTGCAAATCGTATGGCTGATTTAATCTCTCGATCTTCTACATTTCCAAACGTAGGATGTATCGAAAGACATTTCCTCAATTTGCCAAAAGTGTTATGACCTTTTGACACATAATTAATTATATCTTGAGCCAATTTTTCTTTATACAAAGTCGTTAATGCTCTTTTCTTTTTTGTTGGAACTTTGACCTCGATCTTTGTTTCTTCTTTTGGCTTTTCTTTTTTCCTCAACAAAAAAGAGGGAATGGATAAATCTTCCATTATTATTTTTCTCCCTTTATCCATAAAATATCTTTTTTAGAAATCCCAAATCTTATTTGAGAATTGATAGCAGTTTGATTGTCTTTACATACTGTCAAAAAAACTTCACCATTCTTTTTATATTCTCCAAAAACGTGAACTCTTAAACCATTCTTTTGACTTTCCTCAGTGCCACCAAACCATAATGCTTTTTGATAGTTCATTATTTGCCCCCTATATTGTATTTAGACCAATACTCATTCCAAACATCTGACAAAAGACCAAACTCGCTATGCCTATAAACTACATCATTATTTTTTATGTAATCCCAAACCTTTTGTCTAAACTCCTCAAAAGTTTCACATTCAGATACGATATACCAAACATATTCGTTTAGCTTTTCTTCTTGATCCATGATCATTGCTTTCATTCTGCCCATTATAAAACTCCCATCTTGGTTGCCATTGCTGATCCAAAAATTTCTGTGATTAATTCCTTGCCACCTTGGATCGATAATTCTTTGTTGTGGATATCTATGATCTGCTCTTTTTCCTCGATCATTTCTACTAGGATGTTTTTGGTATATTCCATATTATTGATAGAATATATTTGATCGTATATTTCTTTTAATCTATTTAAGTCGTTGTATACTTCTTGCATTTTAACCCTCATTAATTGTAATTAAAAATAACCTATGTAGATAAGATAATCTTTTTGAAAGAATAAATCAAGCGATTTGTTCCTTTATAAGGCTATTTTTCTGAAAAAATATTTTTTTTCATTTTTACTCAAAACAAGTGTAACAAATGGAACAACGTAACAAAAATTAATGAACTTTAATTATAGGCTCAAAAAACCTTGTTACACTACTTTTGAATTTGTTACATTTGTTACAGTACTTTGAACCATGAACCAGGTTTTGGTTCTGACAAGAATTTGAAAAATTGTATAAATAAATATTTATTGTCATAAAAATCGTCTATAAAGAAAATATGTCAGAAAGTAATTTTTGGAAAACTGTCAAAAGAAATCTGCCATCTGATTGTCATGCAACTCGTATTGAAAATCGTCATGGTGGTGGAGTTCCAGACGTTCATATTGTTTGGAATGGTTTTGCCTTTTGGATCGAGTTAAAGGTATGTAAAGGTAACAAGGTTAACCTCTCACCCCAACAAAATGCGTGGTTATCTGCCTATTCTCAAAAAGGTGGCATTTCTTTTATCTTGGCAAAGTACCCTAAACAAAGGAGTTTATATTTATTTGACGGCTCTCAAGCATCAGAAGTTTTTGACAAAGGAATAGATGCAAAAACCTTGTATCATGGTTCATGTTTCAAGGAACTTTTTTCAAAGATTGGGGCTTGGGGCTTGGGGTCTAATTAATTGGGGCTTGGGGCTTGGGGCTTTTAGTAATAGTAATAGTGATAGTGTTAGGATGATTTTTATTATTAATAATTTATTATAGAAATTTTTTTGAGAAAAAAATAGCCAAGCTTTAAAGCTTGGCTATTTAAGTTTTTATAAATTAATTACAAATTTATTATTTTCTAATTCTTTTTTATTGCCTTTAAATCTTAGACCAATTATTGAGTTTGGTTTGTCTAAAAATCTCAAGTCGTGTAGATCGCCATCAATAACATTTTTATTTTCATAGGTTAATGGCAAGTTATCATTTTTAGCAATATTAAAAACATAAGCTTTATTATTAGGAAATTGGTTTATAATATCTTTGTTTATTTCATTTCTTGATATTGTTAAATGATAGTTTTTTAAATGACTTACTTTTCTATTTAACACTTTCGTATAATCATAAAAAATAACTTGATTAAACATTTCAAAAATTTCTTTGTTAATCTTTTCATGTTTAATGTCACTTAAAACATTTAACCTAATACAAAGTTTTGTATCTTTTAATTGATTTACTTTGTTTAAATGTAAAAGAATTTCTTTAATTAATCGTTGTTTAAATTCTTTTCTATATTCAAAAAATAACAAAGTCCTTATTATTCTAGCTTTTAAAACCATGTGAATATTATTTTCATTAGTCATATATTTTGCACCATGCCCCGTAAAATTTAAACAAGTCATGCCACAATCAATTGACGCATTAGAACAAACATTATAACCAGAAACAAAACTAGGTGCTAATTGTAAACCAATATTATAATATTGGTATTTAGTGCCTTTTTCTAGTTTAGTATTTTTAGTAAGTAGTTTAGGCAATTTAGACCAAATTAAACTTTTGTTGCCTATACTATGCTTTATTTGCTCATAAGCTAATTTACGATGTAATTTAATAAAATTATCATTATCAAAATAATCTTTTAAAAACTTATTCGCTTCTTTTTGTTTTAAATTATATTCTAAATTATTTATCAATTTAATATCCTCTATTAATTAATACTATTATTAATCTATATCATTTACACTAGCAGCACAAGCTTTAATAATCTATATAACTAATTATTATTATAGGGCTTGGGGCTTGGGGCTTTTAAGCTTGGGGCTTGGGGCTTTTTCTTTTTTAAATATTACTAGTAATAGTAATATTTAAAATTATTAAAAAATAATAATAATAAAAAATTTTTTATTAAAAATAAAAAAAGATCAAAGAAATTAATCTTTGATCTTTTCGTATTAGTCTAGAGGAGAGACTAAACTGTTTTTAAAATATTATTATCTTCTAATATTTTAGTATATTGATCTAGAACTTTTTGTTTATTGCCTTTAAGATTAAACTCTTCTTTTATAATCTTATAAGCTGATATTCCTCTTGATATCTTTAAACCTTTTAGTTCTAGTTTTAAAGCTTTTTGCAAAGATAATAATCTGAATGCATTTATTTCATTAGGTTCAGTTAATAACATTATATAATCTCCAATATGATTAATTGAATTATAACTAAGATAAGCATAAATACTGGAATAAGTATTAAACCAATATCTGTAATTTTATTTAAGATCTTTAAAATTTTATCCATCCTATAAACCTCCTTGATATTGAACACTTAAAACAAATTTATTAGATATATCTATTAAGTTTTCATAATAATCTCTTTCAAAATCAGATAATCTATTTATCTTTTCTTCTTGTTCATTATGCCTTTTCATTTCTTTACAGCAATCGTGAAGAGTTTTAGATAAAATCTTAATTTGTTTGTTTGTTAAATTTAAAGTTATTTTCATAATAAAAAATAGAGGAGAGCTATTAACTCTCCTCTCCTCCTTCTAGTTATTTGTTAAATTTTTCATTGATAAGTTTAGCAATTTTAAAATTGTAATCACTCAACTGTAATGCTTGTCGCAAAGCTGATTGAATAATTATTTTACTTGGCAAGTCTAAATATTCAATTTTTTCGCAAACTCTAAAAGCTTCTTTAAAACTTGTATCATAAAGATCTTTTAAGTCTTTTTCTAATTTTAAGGAATCTTTAAAACTTTCCATCCTATAAACCTTCATATTGAACTCTCCTCTAATTGATTAATAACTTATTCTATCACTTATACAGTATAATACAAGCTATATATTAAAATAGATAAGCTATATATAAGCAGCCACATCCCACTTTTTGCCCACTTTTTGCCCACTAAAACCCAGGAAATAGGGTTACTTTGCCCACTAAATGGGGGGATTTAAGTACTTGCCCACCCCCTGCCCACCCTAAATAGTGGGATGCTGCCCATCCCACCCACCCACCCTAGTTAGTTTTATAAATTCAATCCGATGTAATTTCATTGGACACCCCTATCTCAGAAAAAGGCCCCTAGGAGTCCCAAGGCACGAAAAAATTTGCAAATATAATTTCATTCGGTTATGGTGTGGTAGGAGGTCGTTATGACAACATTCAGCGGAAGTTTCTCTACAACGGATAAAGATGCAACCATACGTCCAAAAAAAGATCCAGTAGACGAGGTCATAGATATATTAGACCAGATAGGTCAGGATGATTTTACTGCACAAGCAATGAGTAGACCGCCCTCCGCAGCTAGTCCCCAGGTAAATGTTCAACAGTTAGAAAGTTTACCTCCAAAATCTAATAATCCTGCTGCTAATGCAAATATTCGTAATATTGCAAATCAAGTTTTTGACCCTATTCAAAGTGGTGTTAGATCTCAAAACTTTAGAGATCAAGAGTCAGCTAGGATGCAAGGGACTGTTCCTTTAGGTCTTCCGAGTATAAGTGTTAACCCAGTTTCTGGATTAGCTTATCCAGAATACAGTTCTGGAGGCGGAGGTGCACAAGCTGGGTATTTAGGAGATGAATTATTTAACATTGCAACTAACCGACCAATTATTCCAGCAGGTAAAGCAAGTTCGATGCCTCCACAAAACTTAATCGATCAAATCAATCCTACTGGAGTTGCAGGTATTGCTCAAGGAATACTAGGATCTTTAACTGGTTCAAGTCCTGCGATTTATGGTCAAACAGATGAGTATGGTCAACCTCTATATGATGGTGACGAGAATTTTGCTGTAGGAAGAACTTTTGAAAATGCAGACACAGCTAGAAGGTTAGGTTTCATACCCGTGGGCAGAGATGCGGCTGGTAATATTGTTTATGATTTAGATCCTGCTGTTAAAGCATCACAAGAAAGACAAGAAAGATTTTCAAGGTTAGATGACGAAAGGCGTGAACGTGCAGCAATGTTAGCGGCACAACAACAGCAACCCATTGACCCATGTCCAGAAGGCTATCGTCTAGATCCAGTGTCCAAGGTCTGTGTTCCAGTAGACGATACTACAGAGCCAGAGGAAACCACACCACGAACCTATGACACAATGATAGAACCAGTAGCAGATTATACAGCTAAGACTGAATTCACAGTTCCGACTGTTACGCTGCCAGATATACTTACGGGTAACTAAGCCATGTATGTAGTACCACCTGGTCAAGATTATCCCCCCATGAATCCATTAGGACAGCCTCTTCAAGGACTTGATGCTATATTGATGCCGTTACAGGGTATTCAAGGTCCGTTACAACAGATTGTTGATGAGATGCCAGGTCAGATAAATTCTTATGTAGATGAAGAAATACAAAGGCGTATGGATGAGATGAAGAGCACTCCATCACCGACACCGACACCAACAGATCCAGTAGGTCCACCGCAGGATCCTTTTCAAACTCCCATGCCTTTTCCATTTCCTAGGCCAAGACCATCAAATCCTTTTATTTTTCCTAAAGATCCAGGCATTGGTGCTCCTCCTCCAGGTATCTTTGGAGGATTACCAAAATTTTTACTTGACAGAATTGGAAGAAGACAAGGAATAGATCGAGCCTATCAAATACCAAGACCAATAGCAGGTTTACCGAGTATCTTTGGCTAATGACAAAATCTGTATCAAAGATTGCTACTGAAATAGAAGAATCGCATGATCGTGTCTTGACACAGAGACAGCGGTCTTTTGCCCAATACTTTGTGGAAGGCATTTACAGTAACGCTGAATGTGCAAGAAAAGCGGGTTACTCTGAGAAAGTATCATGGAAACAGGCTTCGGTGTTACTGAACGGGAGGGATTTTCCACATGTGGTTGAGTATATACAAGAGCTTCGTGAAGAACGTGAAAGAAAATATGGAGTCACAGTTCTAGGACAAATGAAGCGTTTACATGATTTGTCCCGTGGTGCGGAGGATGCGAATCAGTTTTCTGCTGCCATCAATGCCGAGAAGTTAAGGAGTAGTCTGGGTGGATTGGTCACGGACAGAAGAGAGCAGATTAATGTCATGGATTCGATGTCCAGAGAAGAGATACTAAATAAACTTGACAAGTTAAAGAAACAATATCCTCAGGCATTTGAGGGTGAGTATAAAATAGTAGAAGATGAATCTTGATACAGTTCCAGAAGAAACTCTTAAAGAAATTTTGGCTCTCAAGCAGGCAGAAATTAGGCTGGTTGTTAGGGATAGGGCGAGATCAGATTTCATGGCGTTTGCACATCATGTATATGAGAATTTTATTGAAGGTAAGCATCATAAGATTATTGCGGAAAAGCTCGAACGCATTGCGGAGGGTAAACTCAAAAGACTGATTGTTAATATGCCTCCTAGGCATAGTAAATCGGAACTTGCATCTTATTTAATGCCTGCATGGTTTCTTGGAAGGAACCCTAAACTAAAAATTATCCAGGCAACACACAATACGGAACTGGCAGTAAGGTTTGGTCGTAAGGTGAGGGACTTAATCGAGGATCCACATTACAGGGATGTGTTTCCGAAGACTGATTTGAAAGCTGACAGTAAGGCGGCAGGTCGTTGGGAGACGAGCGAGGGCGGTGAATACTTTGCGGCAGGCGTTGGTGCAGCGGTCACTGGTCGTGGTGCGGATTTATTTATTATTGACGATCCGCACTCGGAACAGGATGCAATGTCCGAGATGGCATTTGACAATGCGTATGAGTGGTACACCTCTGGACCTAGACAGCGTTTACAGCCAGGTGGTGCGATAATTGTTGT